GCTTTCTTATCAAGAAGTAAAGTATCAGTTTCAGTATGAAGTACTTGAACATGATAACTTTCTAAATGCCAATATACTTGGTAGATTCTATAAACAAAAAAAATAATTTTATGGCAGAACAGGAGTTTTTTATTCCAGGTCTATTCACTAAACTTCAAGAGCTAAACGTAACTTCAGTGAGTATTCCATTTGATGGTAGTGGTGATTCAGGATGTATTGATCTAAGTGAAATCAAATTTTATGATCAAAACAATGATGAGCTTGAGTTAGAATCATCATTGGAAAATGATCTAATAGGTTGTGCTGAGTCACTAGGTGAGCATATACTTGACAAACACTATGGTTATGATTGGTATAATAATGATGGTGGCTACGGGACAATAAACATTGATATTTCAAATAAGACATGGAATATTGAAGGTTACCAAAGAATCACAGATGTAGAAGAAGCAAATGAAGAGGGTAGTCTAGATGCTATAATTAAGTCATATACTGAAAAATAATCATGGCTCATCCATATGATCACAGCCGTTCCTCTGCTAAGAAGTGGGGCGGTGAACCAGAAGAATACATGCATATACATAACTGGTTTGATGAAACTAAGAGTTGGTATGGTCACAGCATGCACAGATTATTTAGACACCACAGTGAGGGTATCTTTGAATGTGAAGGGGTCTTTGGACCCTTTTTTATTAACTCAGTTGGTAAGAAAGTTATGACTCGCTATGTAGGTGAGCAACATGTAAAAGAAGACTGCAATGGTTACATACCAAGTGCAAAAGAATGGATTATTAATATGAACAAGCCTCCTGAATGGATGCTAAGAACATTAAAAATTGAAGACTAATGGTAACAGAAATTAAATTGCAAAATGAGAAAATCAAAGTAGTATTTTCTAATGAAGCAAATCCTGATGAAGGAAATTTATTTGTAGAGTTTACTTGTGTAAGGGATGGTGAATCAAAAGTAACTACAGTAGGTGCGGACCCATCGGTATTTACTAGAGACTCTTCCTTTATGGGAACTGTATATATGGATATGGTGAATGTTTTAATGACCATAAAAAAGCAACTTGATAATAATCAAGCATATGAAGGAGTTCATATATTGACTAGAGAAGAATATAAGCAGTATGTAATAAAAGTATTAGGTCATAAAATTAAAGACTGATGGCAATTATAGGAGGAATACTTCTGATCATACTTGGTGTAACACTAGCAGCATGCCTAATAATAGGACTTTATCTAGTCTGGTTTGAAGCTATACCAACATTTTGGAAAGAAATAAAAAAGAAAATTAAAAAATAATGGAAGAAACATTCACATTATCACCAGGAACATTTAATAGGATTCTTGAATTTGCACAAAGTCCAGATAAAGAAAACAGAATCCTTGCAGGTACAATAATTGAAAACTCTGAATTTCCAAAGAGTATACCTTATGTACTCATGATTTACAAAAAGCTTAAGGATATACCTGTACATGCAAATAACATAGATGATGTATTTACAAGAGAGACAATGAAGAAACTAGTTAGTCTAGGTTTCAGTGAAAGCTCTTTAAATCAAAAACTTCTTAGTTATAATCAGTTGTATATATACATGGAAAAGGCTGGCATCAATGATTCAGAAGCTTTTGAGTTCTTCATGCAAAAATTTGCTGATGAATTTGCATTTAGTATGAAAGATTGGGGTTTCACTTTTCTTGAAAAATACACACTAAATTTCACAAAAAATGAAACAGTCTAAGCAAGATAGTCTTGCAAAAGCATGTAAAGATTTGATGTTGAAAGAGCCTTTTTATGGACTCTTTCTTATTTCATTGAATAAAAAATGGAATGACCGTGTAGGTACTGCCGGTGTTGCAAAGAATGGAATCAACTTTGAATTGCACATTGCAGAACCTTTCTGGGATGAGTTAACACATGATCACAGGATAGGTCTTCTAAAGCATGAGCTGTTGCATATTGGTTTTTTTCATCTTACAATGTTTGATGATCTTAAAAATCATAAGCTTGCTAACATAGCCATGGACATTGAGATTAATCAGTATATTGATCCTCAGTTTTTACCACCTAATGGTACTACTCTAGAAGCTTATGCTGAATTTAATCTACCTGTAAAAGCAGGATGTAGAGTTTATTATGATCTTTTGCAGAAAGAGCTTGATAAGATCAACCAAAAAATGCAGGGTCAAGGTTCTTCAGATTCTAAGAACAAGCTAGAAAAAGCTTTAGAAGCTATGGAGAATGGAGATTCTACTGACTCAGATGGTACTCTAGTTCCTGATCATAGCTCATGGGAGGAATTTGAAAAGCTTAATGAAGCAGAAAAGAAACTGCTTACAAGTCAGCTTGAGTATCAACTAAAGAATATTGCAGAGCATATTGAAAAATCTAGAGGTACAATTCCCGGTGAATTTACCAGCATCCTAGAAAAAATTAATAACCAAGAGGTTCCAAAGTTTGATTGGAAGAGTTATCTTAGAAGATTTACAGGTGGTAGTCAGAAAGTTTTTACCAAAAAGCTTAGACGCAAACCTAATAAAAGATTTGAGGATAACCCTGGTCTAAAGATCAAAAAGAAGAGACACGTTCTTGTTGCTGTAGATACCAGTGGTTCAGTTAGTAATAAAGAACTTGTAGAGTTCTTTGCAGAAATTGATCACATTCACAGAACTGGTACAGATATCACAGTAATTCAGTGTGACTCTGCTATTAGTTCTATTGAACCGTATAAACACAATGCAGAAATAAAACTGCATGGAAGAGGAGGAACAAGTTTTGATCCTGTTCTGGAGTATTACAATGCAAATGACAACACATACACATGCCTTATCTATCTCACAGATGGAGAGTGCAGTACAGATGTAAAAGTTAGAGGAAAAATGCTGTGGGTAATATCAACCCGAGGAGCAATTAACAAATCACTAGTAGGACCACAAATCAAACTTAATTAAGATGGCACAAGTAAATGTCAACACAAATGAACTAAAGACTTTTGTTACACACATTGTCAAAAATAATCAGCACATTCAAGCTGAAGGTAAAATTCCAGTAGCTGTAAACATTGAAGGTGAAGCAGGTATTGGTAAGACTACTACTATTATGCAGATTGGTAATGAGCTGGGTCTCAGTGTAGTAAAACTAAACTTAGCTCAGATTGAGGAGCTTGGTGACTTGACTGGTTTTCCAATCAAAGAGTATGAGGTTATCAAGACAGATGATACTGGAAAGAAAACAAGCAAGTGGGTTCCAGAGAACACAATGCCATTGTATATTCAAAGTAAGTATGTCCCAAGTGGTGAAAAGCGCATGGGTTATGCAGTACCAGAGTGGATCCAAGATAAATCAGAAGGTGGTCTTTTGATCCTTGATGACTATTCACGTGCAGACCAAAGATTTACTCAAGCTGCAATGGAATTGATTGACCGTCAGAAGTATATCTCATGGTCTCTTCCAAAGAACTGGCACATCATTCTTACTTCAAATCCTGATAACGGTGACTATCTTGTTACATCTATGGATGCAGCACAGAAGACTCGTTTCATCACTGTGAACCTTAAGTTTGATATGGACTGCTGGGCTAAGTGGGCAGAGGAAAATAACATTGATACTCGTTGTATCAACTTTATGCTATTGCACCCTGAGTTAGTCAACCAAACAACCAATGCTCGTAGTATCACCACATTCTTCAATAGTATCTCAAGCATCCAGGATTTTAATGCTGAGCTTAGCTTGATCCAAATGGTTGGTGAAGGTAGTGTTGGAGATCAGTTTGCAACAATGTTCAGTATGTTTATTGGTAACCGTCTTGACAAGTTGGTAACACCAAAGGACATGCTTTCTCATGCAAGCTGGGACTATATAAAAGGACAACTGAAAAGTTGTATTGGAACCGGTGATGATTATAGAGCAGACATTGCTAACATACTAGCACTCAGATTTATAAACTTCACTGTACATCACTCAAAATCAAATGCTGTAGATCAAAAGATCATAGACAGGATTACAACTCTTGTTACTGATGCTGATATTTTTACAAATGACTTAAAGTATGCAGTTGTAAAAGGTATTATCAATGGTAACAAAGATAAGTTTGCTAAGCTTATGATCAATCCAGCATTGGTTCACATGACTATTAAATAATGAAACCAGAATTTTATCAACCTAGTATTCCTGATGATGTAAGAACCAAATTATCATTTATAATTGATAAGTGGCATTACTTATATTTTCCGGATTCTAAACGTGTTAACTCTCGTATATCTGTAAATACTCTTTACAGTATTGATGAGGTATCTGTACATAAGATCATTGCGCTCCTTAAAGGGGGTGCAATGGTCCAGATACCTGCAAGGAGCAAAGCGTATGTACTTCCAAATGGTCTGTATACTAAATTACAGATAAGGCAAATGTGTAAACTTTTAGGATATTCAATTACAGAAGATGTTAGCAAGGCAGATTTTATAATTGGTAATGATCAGTGTTTTCAGAGAGGTGACATTAATGGTCAGGCACCTAGTAACTTAATTGTTGCGGATACAAAAGTTGCAGTGTGGCCAATTAATGCTGAGCCTAATGTACTTCAGCAATATCTACCTATTGAGAATGTTAAAGATGATGAAAAAGTATGCATGAGTAGGTATGCCTATAATCTTGTTGCAACACCATCTCTTGATTCTCAGTTAATTAACGTGCTACCTAATAAGACAGTTCACATTTTGTATCAGATTCTTTCTAGAAAACTACCAGTTATCAATGAAGGAATGCTATCTGATTCAATGGAAAAAGTTGTCCTAGATGAAGACATGTACACTTCATTAGTAACTATGCTGAATTCTACTGCTAGTGATGTCAAGATTGCTAGTGAAATCATTTTTAACTGTGATCATGTTAAGTCTATCTATTATATGTATCTGCTTGCTCCTTATTA